CACCGCTGACCCCCATCCGTGCTACAATTAACGCAGTTCACCACCACCGACCGATGACCCTCTACCCCTACGCTGCCTGCTCTGACCTTCGGACCCGCCAAATCAAATGGATCTCCCGTGCCGACCAATTGAAGAACGGTTCCCGCCCCGGTCAGTACATCCACTGGGGTGTGTCCGCTACCGCCATCGCCGCCCAGTTCTCTGAGTCTCACTTCACTCCCCACCGTTGCCCCATTAGTGGGTGGGTCAGTCAGCAGGGGTGAGTCCCTCCCCCGCCTCATTCGTGCTACAATACTCTCAACCGCAACCGACCCGATGACCTTCACCGTCACCCGCCTTCCCCGCCGTGGTCCCCGTAAAGGTGAGACCCTGACCCGTAACGCTCAGCACGGGCGCGGCGTTGCTATCGGTTCGGTTCGTGATGCCGACCTCCCCGCAGGCGGAGCATCTCATGCCGTTGGCGCTGGTAAGGGGATGACCATCACCCGCGTCACCGGTATGGGTCGGGTGATGGTTGCCGACCTTGAGGCGGTGATGATCCGTGCCCGTGATCAGCACCGTGCCGACCGTATCGCCGCTGCCCGCGACCGTCTGGCAGATCGCGTCGGGCACTCTGATCTGGCAGTTCGCTTCTGACCCTTAGGCGTTCGTGAGGGGGCAGTCTGGTCGTTCGTGATAGGACAGTCCCCTTGGCGCGGTGCCGACCCCCCGCCGCCCCGTATATAAAAACCATGGGTCCCCCTAACCTACAAAGTGTTACGGAAGCGAGAGATATATAAACACCAAATATAAAAATATTTTTCGCTATATAAAAATAAAATAAGGTTTTATAAACACGAAGATGAAAAAAAATTCCGGAGAAATTTTTGAGTCCATACAGGTTGATCCAATTACTGGCGACTATTATGTGATTATTCCAGAGATTGTGGCAAATGAACTTTCATGGTACGAAGATACTGAAATTCAATTTAAGATTGAAGGAGATGAAGTAATTCTCACAGAACGTACAGATTGACAATTGCTACATAATATTGTATGATACTGAAGTAACTACTTTCAATTATGGCTAAAGGATTTACCGTAAAAGCAAATGCCCCAGTGGCATCAAATAAAGAATTAGAATGGGATTATGATCTTGCGAAAGAAATGGTACGAGGAAAGTCTATTGTCTTTTGTCTTCCCGGAAGAGGAGTATCCTATACCTATCTAAAGAGCTTCGTTCAACTGTGTTTTGATTTAGTACAGTCCGGAGCAAGTATTCAAATTTCCCAGGACTATTCTTCCATGGTGAACTTTGCAAGATGCAAATGTCTTGGAGCAAATGTTCTTCGTGGTCCGGATCAACTTCCTTGGGATGGAAAACTCAAATATGATTGGCAACTTTGGATTGATTCCGATATTGTCTTCAATACTGAAAAGTTCTGGCAACTTATTCTAATGGATAAGAATATTGCCTCTGGATGGTATGCAACAGAAGATGGTCATACCACATCAGTTGCACACTGGATGGAAGAGGATGATTTCCGCAATAATGGTGGAGTCATGAATCACGAAACTGTTGAGTCCATCAGTAAGCGTCGTAAACCATTTACCGTTGACTATGCGGGATTTGGTTGGCTTCTAATTAAGCACGGAGTATTTGAACACTCTGAAATGAAGTATCCATGGTTTGCACCTAAAATGCAAGTCTTTGAATCTGGTGAAGTTCAGGATATGTGTGGAGAAGACGTGAGTTTCTGTTTGGATGCAAAGGAAGCAGGATTTGAAATTTGGTGCGATCCTCGCATTAGAGTCGGTCACGAAAAAACAAGAGTCATTTGATGTCTAACGAATTTTACAACATCCTCTGCAAAGGTCGTAAAATTTATTCCAATCTTACAGAGGAAGAATACTTCAATGCTATGGAGGATCTGTCAAATCAGTTTTATGAGACAGGTTCTCCAAATCCAAATGAAATTGAAACTGAAATTATAGGAGAAAACTAATGGCAATTAAAAAATCATCTGGCGGAAAGCAGGTCATCGAATCTCTTCCCAAGAAAACTAAGCAGGGTTGTGGTGCTCATACCAAGTATTCTGCTACGTCTCGTAATAAAGCTCGTAAAAAGTATAGAGGACAAGGAAAATAAATGTATCTCTTAGATGGAAATGATGAATGGAAGAATATTCATACATCAGACCTCTGGATTTACAATAAATTATTCTTAAGTCGGGTTTTAGGTTATACATGTGGTCCTGTTGGCACCACTGTTCCAAAACCCGACTTTTATATTGTGCGACCATCCTTCAATTTACTTGGAATGGGGCGTTTTGCTCGTAAAGAATGGATTGAAAAATACACGGATCACATTTATCCGGCAGAATTTTGGTCTGAAATCTTTATGGGAGAGCATCTAAGCGTTGACTTTAAGAATCAAAAGTCAGAATTAGTTGTTTTGGGCACCAAAGATGACAAAGATCCTTACTACAAGTGGAAAAAATGGGAAAAAATTGATAAAAAAGTTGAATTTCCAAAAATTCTACAAAATTTAAAAGGTAATTATGAATATATCAACTGCGAATTCATTGGAAATAAGTTAATAGAGGTTCATTTTCGACAAAATCCAGATTTTAGACATAATAATACTGTAGCAATTCCAATATGGAATGAAAACGATTTGGATTTTTATGATCTTGAAGAATACGACTTTGTAAAAGACTCTGATTTTAAAAGAACCGGATTTTTGATTAAATAAATAAATTTTTAGAAATAGTATAGAATAATTGAAACAGCATTCGATGGGCAAACACCTGCTTTTAGAGGTGTATGATGTAAAATATGACCTTCTGAACGACGGTATTGCCCTTCAAGAAACAATGGAGCGCGGAATTAAACGTGCTCAAATGACAATACTTAATATTTTTTCACATTGTTTTTTACCTCAGGGGTGTACCATTGTGATTGCACTTGCAGAAAGTCATGTTTCTTGCCATACCTGGCCAGAAAATGGATCTATTGCCATTGATGTGTACACATGTGGCGATGGAAATCCCAAATTAATTGCCATTGAACTATTAAAATATCTAGATTCGAATAATTTTAGACTTCGTGAGATAGATCGTTAAATAGTAATAGGAGATAGAAACCTCCTTTATAAAAGTTCTGTTTTAATCAATTAAAACAGGAGTTTCACAAATGCTATTCGAATCTGACGACAATCAAAAAAGAGTTATTCAAGAAGTAGTTTATGACATTGCACCAAAGCATAACCTAAAAAAACAAGTTGAATTGCATGAAAAAATTCGTAATGATGAGGACTATGATGATTGGTCATATGGAACAGAACCAAATTACGGTTCTTCTTGGAAGTAGATATAAATAAATAAAAAACTTTTGTTCGATGGCAATTCAAAGGATATCCAGGTCATTTAAAGATATCAGTTTATCCTTTGAACCACATCCCGTGACAAAGGATTTGCCAATATTAAAAAATGAAAATGCAATTCGCAGATCTGTAAGAAATATTGTAGAAACTATTCCAACCGAAAGATTCTTCAATTCTCTATTAGGATCTGATATTACAAGAAGTTTGTTTGAAAATATTGACTTTGGTACTTCATCGGTAATTCAAAATCAAATTGAAATATCAATCAATAACTTTGAACCAAGAGTTAATAATGTAATAGTTGAGGTAGATCCTAATCCGGACAATAACTCATTTAATGTGACAGTTATTTTCGATATTATTGGCCAAGAGTTTCCAACCCAAGAATATTCTTTCCTATTAGAGGCAACAAGATAAAATGCCTTTTACTAAATTTACAAATCTAGATTTTGATCAGATAAAGACTTCTATCAAAGATTATCTCCGTGCTAACTCAACATTTACGGACTTTGACTTTGAGGGGTCTAATTTTTCTGTTTTAATAGATACGCTGGCATATAATACTTATATTACTGCATTTAATTCGAATATGATTGTAAATGAATCCTTTTTGGATTCTGCAACTCTTCGTGAAAATGTTGTTTCATTGGCAAGAAATATTGGATATGTGCCACGTTCCAGAACGGCATCAAAGGCACAAGTATCATTTAACGTACCAGTATCTCTCACATCAAACACCCCAACAGTAACTTTACAGGCAGGATTAGTTTGTGTTGGATCCATTGACAATAGTTCATATACATTTTCTGTTCCCGATAATATAACGACAAATGTTGTAAATGGAGTTGCATCATTCAGTAATATTGATGTATATCAAGGGACTTTTTTAACAAAGCAATTTTTAGTCGATGGATCACTAGATCAAAGATTTATATTAGATAATTCATTTATCGATACCTCTACAATTTCAGTATATGTAAGAGGAATTAATGATAGTGGACTGGGTGTGGAGTATTCTTCGGTTGATAATATTCTCAATATTGATTCAACATCAACAATTTATCTTTTACAAGAAGTGCAGGATGAAAAGTATGAATTACTTTTTGGTGATGGATTAATTGGTAAAAAATTAGAAAATAATGCGGTAATTACTGTAAATTATATTGTAACTGATGGTGAAGAAGGTAACGGCGCATCTTCTTTTGCTTTTTCTGGAAGCATTAGGGACGCAAATAATGCTTTAGTAGATATAGGTTCTGTGTTAATTGAAACAAATCAACC